TCTACGACGAGTGGCTGCGTGCGCAGGCCGGGCAGTCCGAATTCACGCCGGTCTTCCTTCCGTGGTTCGTGCATGCGACGTACCGGATTCCCGGCGTGACGGTCGAAGATCTGGACCGCGAGGAGAAAGCCCTCGTCAAGGCGCACGACCTCGATCAGGAGCAGCTCGCCTGGCGTCGGTGGTGCATCCGGTCCAAGTGCCGGGGGCAACTCGAGATGTTCCACCAGGAATATCCCGCGACCGCCGAGGAAGCGTTCGTGCAGAGCGGCCTGCCGTTCTTCGGCACGGCCCAGCTCCTCCCGCTGGAGCGCGACATTCGCGCCGGCAAGAAAGGCCGGATCGACGTGGACGGGATCTTTCACGAGGATCCACTCGGGCCGGTCGAACTCTTCGTCGTCAAGCAGCCCGGCCATCGGTACATCATCGGGGCCGACTCCAGCCTTGGCCTGGAACGCGCCGATCGATCCAGGAGCGCCGCCGAAGTCCTGGACATCGACACGATGGAACAGGTCGGGGAATACGAAGCCCCCTCAGCCCCGCACGTCTTTGCGCGGCATCTCGTCGGGCTCGCGCGCTACTTTAACGAGGCGATGATTGCGCCGGAAGTGCAGGCGAGCGGCGGAGGCGGGGGCCGCGAACTGATCCAGTTTTTCCGGGAATTGAATTATCTGAACCTGCATCGCTGGCGCCATCCCGACTATGTGAAATTTCAAGGCGGCGTGATGTACGGCTGGGAGACGAACGCGCGGACGCGCCCTCGGATGATCGCGCGAATTCGGGAGGTCATTGACGAACACAGCGCGCGCGTGCATAGTCGCCGCTTGTTGCAACAACTCGCCGACTTCGGCGAGAACCAGGCCGGACGCTTGCAGGCCTTGGCCGGTCGGGACGATCTCCTGTTCGCGTGGGGCATCGCGCTCATGAGTCGTTCCGAGAACTTCTTCCCGAAGGTCCCCGAGGTGACCGAGACCCGCACGCCGGACTGGCAGGAGTTCGGGATGCGCACGGTGGATGATCTCGCGCAGGTCGCCGAGCGCCACTGGCGCAAGCTGCACCAGGAGCAGGTGGACCTCGAAACGGATTATCTCAAGCTATGAGCGAGTCGAAGGAGCTGGCGACGCAACTGGTCGTCCGGGCCTACACCAACGGGGAGGTCGAGGTCGGCCTGCCGGGTGATGTGGTGAGTGCGCTGCGCTTGCTGGAAATCGCCGTGAAGGCGATGGCCGATAAGGTCGAGCAGGCGAAGAAGGGCCTCATCGAGGAGGTGCGGGCGTGATTGTGGTCTGCCGCAACGAAGCCTGTCCGCACGCCGCCGACCGCGACCGGCCGATGAAAATGGTCGAGGAGTACGACACCCATTGGTTGTTCGTCTGTCTCCTGTGCCAGAATGGCCGGGTCGTGACGAAGGAGAAAGTCGGCGGCACGCTCGGGGCCGGTCGCGTGGCCGATGGGCGGCGCACGATGGGAAAGGGGTTTTGACATGGTGATGCGCGCGATGCTCTCGCTGCCGAACCTGGCCAAGAATCCATGTGTCTGTCCCGCCTGCCGGCCGGTGACGCGCATGGTCAAGGAGACCGTGATCGAGGACGTGAAGGGGAAGAAGGTCAAGAAGGAGATCGAGCGCCTCCTCGTCGAGCAGCCCGGCAAGCTCCAGCACTACTTCTGCTCGATCTGCGGCGCTGGGCCGTTCACCTTCCGGTCGCGCCCGCCGTGGTTCCGGGGCCAACAGAACGTCTACGATGAACACGGGAAGGTCGGGGAGCCGGTCGCGTACTACGCCTGTGGGAAGGAGTGCTATGGACGAATTGACGCCCAACGAATTGCTCAAGAGTCTGCTGCCCTCAGTAAGTGGCGAAACGTGGGACCGCCTGGAAGCGCGCGCGGTGGGACGAGCGACGAGCTTGGAGATGGAAGTGGCTGAAGCTTTGACCTTCTTCGTGGACAACTACGTGGCCTTGGGATGAGCCAGCAACGCGGCATGGGCGGCCATCATCATCCGAATCGAGGCGACTCGTTGAATTGGTGTACGCCACCGGAGATCCTGAAGGCACTCGGGCCGTTTGACGATGATCCCTGCCCAGTCGGCGGGAGGGACGGGTTGATCCGTCCCTGGTGGGGATTTGTCTGGCTCAATCCCCCGTATGATCGCGACATTGGCAAGTGGCTGGAGAGGATGAGTGAACATCGCAACGGGATTGCCTTGATCTTCGCCAGAACCGAAACCGCGAACTTTCACCGATACATCTTCCCGTTCGCGGACGCGATCCTCTTTCTCCGCGGTCGGCTGCATTTCCACAATCCTGATGGCAGGCGCGCGAAGCACAATGCCGGCGCTCCATCCTGCCTTGTCGGGTATGGGCCCGTCGCGATGCGACGGTTGCAAGATTGCAAGATAGTCGGTTTCTACGTGAACCTGCACTACGCGGGATCGACGGGATTGGTCTGATGCTCGAACTCAGTGCCGGCTTGCCTCAATCCGCCGTCCCGTCCCCTCCCGACACGGCGCAGCCGTCCATCATGCGGCCCAACGAGGCGGAACTCGTCGCCTGGGCCGAGTCGCTCTACGAGGAGGCGGCGCAGGCGCGCAAACAGAACGGGCATGACGCCCAATGGGATGACTGGCTGAAAGGCTTTTGGGGCGAACTCTGGCCGAGTGACCTGCCCTCGTTCAAAATTCCGATCGTCGCCAATGAAATGCAATCCCTCATCCTCCAGGAAGTCTCCGACCTGACCGACTCGCCCATCAGCGTCTACGTGCAGCATGACGTCGAGCAGAAGTCCACGCGCGAGGAAGGCCGCGAGCGCGCGATCCGGGGATTCTGGCGACGGCAACAGATTGACCAGAAACTCATGCTGGCCTGCCTCGATGCGATGATTCTCCCGTGCGGGTATCTGACCTGCACGTGGAATCCGCGCAAGCTCCGTGGGCTCGGCGACGTCGAGGTCAGCGTGCGGCATCCGAAAACGGTGTACCCCGACCCGGACTGTGAAGACGATGAGAACATGCGCTACATCATCTTGCGGGACGTGATGGACTTGGTCGAGATCCGCGCGCTCTGGACCCAGGGCTGGCGCGTGCAGCCGGAAGCGCGCTGGAGCATCACGCTCGATGATCCGATGGCGGACCGCCGGAGCGGACGCTACCGCGGGCCGATCTATGCGCCGGGCCACGGGTTGATCGCCCAAGGCTGGGCCAAGGCACGTGCCGCCGTGCTGACCGTGATTATTCAGGACGATTCCTTGATCGAGGACGTGAAAGAGATCACCGATCCGATGACGGGCGAGCGCCAACTCAAAAGCAACGTGCGTCGGGAATTCCCCAACGGGCGCATGTTGCAGGTCTCGGGCGGGGTCGTGCTCTATGACGGGCCGCTGCCGTACTGGGGCCCGTGGCCCCTGATTCGGATCACGATGCTCCCGGCGATTCACAGTTTTTTCCCGCGTCAGAGTCCGGCGTCACAGGTGATCGAAATTCAGCGCGCCTCCAACAAGCTGGAGTCGCAGGTCGTGGAGAACGCGATCCGGCTGAACAATGGCGTCATCATCGCCGACACCACGAGCGGGGTCAGCCCGAGCACCTACGCCGGGATTCCAGGTCAGCCGATTCTCAAGAACCCGAACGGGAGCGTCACGATCTCCTACCCGCCTCCCATGCCGGCCGATATGGTCAACGCCGGGGATCGGCTGCGTGGCGTCATGCGCGAGCTGATGGGCTTCCCGCCCTCGCGTCTGGGCCAGGGCCAGCGCGGGAACGTGAGCGCCGAGCTGACGGAGACTGAAATCTCCCAGTCCATGTCGATCAGTCGGCTCCGTGGCCGGATGCTCTTTCACGCGGCCCAGAACCTCGTGGATATGATCTTCGCGCGCATGGCGCAGTTCTACACCTACCGGCGCGTGCTGCCCTATGTGACCGGGTCGGATTTCCAGACGCAGATGTGGGAGCCCATGACCGAGCAGGAGTATTTTTGCCATTCGGTGCACCTCGATCCGTCCAGTTTCGAGGTGCGCAGCCGCAACATGATGCAGCGGCTCTACCTCACGCTGGCCAAGATGGGCAAGATTCCCGATCAGGACCTGCTCACGACCTTGGAGATCCCGAATGCGGCGGCGATCGGGGCGCGCCTCAAGGAGCAGTTGGTCCTGGCGGCGCAGGCCAAGGGACACATGAATCCGGAGAAGAAGTGATGGCAGAGGATGCTACTCTCCTCGAGCGCGTGCTCGACCTTCTTAGAAACCAGCCACGGGCTGCTCTTCCGCAAGACGCACATATACGCGAAATGGAAGGGCGTCGATCCGCATACGCTCTTGAGTTGGCGAAGCGCTTTAGTTCTCTCCTTGATTCGCCAAACATCGGTGGTACGATGGAACGCGGTCAGGCTCGTTACCATCCTGGTTATCTTGACTATGGCGGCAAATATATAGGTCAATTTGGCAGTCTGCTTCAGATACCGTGGTATGGTGGGGTGAGACTGTTGGTGCCTCCATCCGCGGGCATTCCAGCAAGTTATGAGGTCAAGCGAAACGCAGTTGGCAAGTATAGGCCATCCACCGCTTCGCATGAGGCCACCAGCGCTCTACTGGAGGTGCTCAAGAATCCAATCAATGCTGATCCATTGGCGCAAGAAGTCTACGGCAATCTCGTTTCGATGGGGCATCCGGTTTATGGCCCGAATTTCGAGGATGTATATGGCAAGCCGGGCATCATTGGGTTTGGGAAACGCTAGCGTCGTCACGCACGAAAGGGGGTGGGAGCAGTATGGCTGGAGGGAAGAAGAAAAAGAAAAAAGGATCGTCGAAAACACCGGGGTATTGAACCGTGGCGACGCCCGTAGTCAAGATTGTGCATCGGACCAAGTCGGGGGAGGCCTACACCATCGTCGGCTTGGTGAATGGCCGGCGGGTGAGCGTGCAGATCGGGGCGAAGGAACTCGATGGGCTC